CAATTCGATACCTAAAGGGCCTTCGTGCATACCGCTGAGCACGTTATTAATATCGCGTGCGATTTGGTCGCCAGTTTTGCTGGCAAACGTGGTAGCAGAGCCTGAGCCATCGGCGGGGGCAGTGGTAGCCGTCACACCTGCGTAGTTGATTAAGCCGCCCATGTTTTTGGTTGCGTCACCAGCAACCACCAAGCCGTACATGAATTGCTCGTAGGCGCGGCGTGCTGCAAACATGCGCTCTTGATCGAGCGAAGCAACTGGGCCGCCCAATTTTGCAAAGCTGATTTCTTCGAGGTTGTAGCCGTAACCAATCGCCGCCATTTGAATAGTGTGATTGTGCTGCGCTATGTTCACATCAGCGCGTGGCATATTTGTTGAGTTGGCATTAAACCAACCCGCCTTACCAACGGAGTCAGAACTGTAAAAAGTTACAGTTCGCGCCCACTCGTTTGCGCGAGTGTCAACAAACAATAAATCTGAGTAGTTGTACTCAGGGTATTTAACGCGGTACAACTCCGCCTCAACACTCGCATGGGTTTGCTGCAAAAACGAAACAGCTTGGCTGTCATTAATAAATTGCGTCATGATCTTTTTCCTCAGAATTTTTTATGTTAGGCAGATGGCAAAGCGCCGCCCAGTTGAAGCAATGCTAGTGCGCCGCTCGCTGCGCCTGTCAGCCAGCGCGCGCCAGCGATTGCAAACTGAGTGCCGGAGGTTGCAGCACTTGACAGCACGCCCGTAGTTGACGCAAAAGTCACATCACCGCCAGCAGTTACGATGCCGCCAGTAACCACCCAAATTGGGCCGCGAGTCATCACGCCCATTGAATCGTATTGGTTGTATCCATCTGCACCGCCATCATTTGGCACCGACTGATCAGCAATGGTTACGCCCACGAAAACAGCGGCAGAAGCGCCACCGATTACCGCGCCACGGTCGCCAGTGCCCTGACTAACAGCAACACCAAAACCAATGCCGGCAGACGTTTCGCAAGTGCGAGTATCCGCAGAAAAATCACCGCTTGCAGGCATACCGGCTTGACCGATTGGCTGCAATTCTGAATACGTACTTTGAACAGTAGCCATGATGGCCTCCTAAATTAAAAAAGTTACTTGTTTGCGTTCAGGCTTGCGACATACTGATCGTATGCACTGGCGCCATCATTTGTCGCACCATCGGCAATCGCCTTGCGGTACGGATCAATCACGGCACCAGCCGAAGCAAGCGAGGCAAACGATGCAGAGATTTGTTTTTCGTCCCAGTCTTTTGCGGCATCGCCCAATTTCGCGTCTACGATTTGCTTGCGAATTTCTGCGATTGATTTGCCGTCAACAACTACGGCAGGCAAAAGTTTTTTGGCTGAGTCGATAACTGCGGCGCGGTCTTTAACGGCTTGGTCGATAGCTTCGGGGCTAACAGCATCAGCAAGTTGTTTTTTAAGATCGGCGACAATTGAGTCGTTTGTGGTTTTTTCCGAGTCGCGCTGCTTTTTTAGCTCTGCCAATTCGGTTTCCATATCCGCAATTTTTTTATCAAGCGCGGATTTATCAGCCGTAGCTTTTTCAACTTCGGCAGCCGCGTCTTTCAAAGCTTTGGCGATAAGCTGCGCAGTTGCAGCATCGGCAACTTGCAGGCTCACGCCATCAACAATCACTTGGTGTGTCATGGTGTCAATCTCTTGTGGTTTGTAATCAATTACGCGCAGTTGTGCGCCGCCTCGTGCTGCGTCAACTATCGCTAGATGATTGCCGCGAATGTTGCGCTGTATTGCGTTGTAGGGCTGGCCGCTTGGTGTCATGCCGTCTACAAACTCAATGTCGCACGTGTAGCCCATTGACAGCTCGACCTTTCCGGCACCGATAGCGTCAATGGCTTTTTGGTCTGCGATCATCATAGGTACGCGGATAAAGTCGCCATCGCGGGCAACCTCATCGCCAATTTGGCCAGATGAATATTTTTTCCAGTTGCCCGCATCAACCAACACAGGCGGATGCTCGATAGTGATGGGCTTGTGGGCAAAGCTGGCGAGAGAGTCTTTATTAAAAACTTCTTCCTCTGGGCGATACACAGACACCACTTTTAGATCGGGGCGGCCAACTTCTGAACCCATGTAATCCTGCAACCCAATGCGCGCAGCTCTGGGCATAGCTATCATGTAGCCGTCAGCCGTCAATCGCGGCTTAGCGTCCATCATTAGCTTGTCAGTAAAAATAAGAGTCATTTTTAGCCCAAAAAAAAGCCGCTCGACCCGTGAAGGTGAGCGGCTTGATTGATTCAATACCGTGCGCGCCGATATTTTGGCGCTATTTTATACCGATAATATGTCTATGTTTTGTCCGTGTCAAGTTTTGGCGGCTTATCCGAAGACTCAGCCGTGCGCCTAACGATTTTGCCGCCCTCAAAAATAAATGTGATTCGACCATAAAAGCTGGTTTGCTGACATAGGGCTAGCTGCTGGACTGCCCAGTCTAGTATTTTTTGTGTTTCTTCTGGGGTGTTTGACACTGGCTATTCCTCGCTATTCTTGAGCTCAATGATTATTTTTTCAGGCGAATATAATCCGGACTCAATCATATCGGCAGCGCTGCGAAGTTGCTTTATTTGGAATGCGTATTTTTCAGTATTTGGTTCTTGCTTGGGCTTTCCATCAGCGCCGGAACAATACATACCCGAAAAAGGTATTCCGTATTTTTTTGCAGTATCTTCAATACTATCTGAAAAATTAAGATTAACGCCAGCATCAGCCATAACGACCACTGTGTCTCCTAAGTTTTTTTCAGCATCAAGAAAGTCTATGATTTTATCGGCCTGATCTTTAGCTTTTTCAGTGGGAGCTATTGCGCTACCGAAATTTATAGATCCGGCTGGGCGATCTTGGGCGTGGACTGTTGATTCTTCAATAGGATTTAATTTACATCCGCAGTACAACTCTCTCGGCGGCGGGGTATGGCTTTGATTAGTAGTTATAACTCCGCTAGAAAGGCGGTTAATTGCATCTTTATCGCCAGCAGCAGCCTTAAGTCGATCATCAAGAGATTTTTGTATTTTTTCTAGGCTGTCTTTGTGTACGCTGAAAACATGACTAAATCCATTTAACCTTACATTAACCCACGAATTAATCGCAATCCCAGCAATAACAACCTCATCGCCAGAAGTTAGAATAACGCCAGAGGCATTATCAATGGGCACACCTGAATAGATTCGTTTTTTACCAATTTTCATTTTAACCTCGATTGTTTCGATAGTATTTAGACTAGATTTATGCCGCTTCCGTTTTGGACTACGGGAGACCAACCGCAGCGGCAATTGGGGTGAATCGGAATTATACCTCGGGACTCGCTAATAGTAAAAACCTTACCCGATAATGCGTCACATTCTTCACATACAGAGCCATCGCCAGCCGTTGAAAACTCGACATCAACCTCAAGGCCTTCAAGTCCAGCCTCTTCGTATGCGTTAATGCTTGCCTCGGCATGGGCGCTTATAATTTCAGTTCGTGCTAGTACGCGCGCGCGGGTTATGCCAATTTTATCGACCCGCTCATTGATTTGCGCGGCAAGTTCTCTTGGGCTCCTGCCCTCGCCAATGCCCTGCGCCAGAATGCGGCTTATTTGCTGATCCATTGTTTTTGTTATGCCGTCAAGATCATTATAGGCTCTAGTGTAGATCAATCCCAATCGGTCTGCGTGTATCGGTCTAAAAAATGCCTGCTCCACCCATCGGCTTGATACATTGCCGCCAGCCTTGCGCATCTTGCCAACCGCATCACGAATGCCCTTGGTGTAAGCTGCATCAATGTAAGTATTCATCCAAGCCGATTGCGCAGCACCAGCCCCGCTTTGAACCTCCAAAATCCCGCCGTTTTGCGCTGCTTGCAGCCAGTCCATAAACTTTTGAACTTTTTCGGCAGGGCGGTCAAACGTGAACGCGCGCGGCTGCAACGCCTCCGCATCCATCACGATAGTGGGCGCTGATACTGAGTCACCCACGCGCAATGATTTAAGCGCAAAAACATCATTCTGATTTATCGACTGATTAATTAGCGACTTCAACCGATTAAACCGCGCCACCAAATTTTGCTCAAACTTAACGCGCGTAGTAGTCGTGCCCGTTGGATCAAAACGAGCATCGTTTATTAGTCGCGCATCGCAGCACGGGCAATTATTTATTGAACTGATCTTTGATATTTTCATCATTTTCGTCAAGCTCGCCTATTTGGTCTTGCTCAATACCGGGCATGGTGCCGTCTTCCGCAAGCATGTTGATCGCGGCAATGGATAATTGCTCAGTGCTGAACAATCCGGCATTAACCAAATTAACAATGCCCTGAGTTTTTTTCAAAAAGTTGTCAGTTTTTTGCGTTTCGCTCAACGACCAAAGCGGGGCCCAAGTGTAAAAAATCTCTTTTGGTCGTTCACCCAGTGCGCTGCGAATAATAATTTCATCAAGCTTGCGCATCCGCGGTGATATGCGGTTTTTTTGAATTGCTGAAATCGACTTGTAATAGTTTTCAAGATCGCTTTGCCCCGTGGCATTTAGACCATCGGGAGACTTTCCAAGCATTCTTGTAGCGGGTACGTCAGCCGCGCCGGATGCAATCTCTAGATACATCATGGCAAGGTCTTTCAGTCCGCTAAAATTGGGGCTCAGCTTTGTCCATTCTTCCTCTTTGTCGAGCATCAGAGAGCGGTTAACCGATTTTGCAACGGCAGCAAGATGCCAACGAGTTATCAACTTTTCGCGGTATTCTTTTGTTGAAACGTTAGCCATGAAGTTGGGGATTTTAATAATGTCGACATTTGACTCCATCATCAGCGTGGCTATTTGCTGCTGCGGAATTGCGCAGTGCTTGATGGCGTCATCAATGCGCTGGATTATTGAGTCGCCCCAGCCGTCATAGCCGGCGGTTTGGCGTGACGGAAAATCGCGCCCGTTTAGATGCACAACGCGTGATGGGTGGATAGTGACAACCGTAGATGATCCAGAAAGCTGATACCATTTTGGCTGCCCGAAGTACTCGCTAGCAACATCAAGTTCAATTTCGCCAGCGGTCAATTCATGACGTGAAACATCGTGCAAATACATGAGATCACCTAGGCCAACTCGCTCAATGTCAAGCGGCTCGCTGGCATCCTCTTGCCCACGCACACCGATAACAATAGCACCCCCACCATATAGACGGGCTTTTTTAAGCGCAGAGTTTAGCTTTTCTTGTACGCAAAATTGCTGCTCTACTTGCTCAATAGCGCTTATTTGCTCAGCCGTGGCGCTCCAAGTGCGCCACTCGCTGGTTGAGTCGTCTGCTGGTATGTCAACGGCCTTGCCTGCTACCCAGTCGCTGCGGTATGCGTTCTCTAGCTCTTGCCGATCAATCAGCGTTAACGAGTAACGATTGCTAGCGGCTTTATCTTGCCCGACAACGCCCATGCCGCTTACTAAATTTGCCAGCGTGTCAGTCGTTACAACGCCGTTAGGAGGTCTTTTTTTGCGGCCATATCTAATACCCAAATTGGTTAAACTGCGCTCATAATATCATAGGTCGATGATGCAAGTTTGTTGAATGCGCCACCAGCCGCGTCCCATTGGTCTTTGAATGTTCCGTGCGGCGCGTTTTCATGCTCATCAATAAAGTCTTTTGTCCATTCTTTGTTTAGCAGCAGAATGTTTCCGGCCTCAACTTGGGCACTGTACGGTTCCGCGCGCAACGCTTTATCGCCTGTCACTCTCTCGACCTTTATCACATACCCCGCCAAATTTCTGACGGTATTCTCTGCGGATTCTTTGCCGCCTGAGCCGGGCTCTTGCTCTGTCCATATCTCGACACTGTGCCCGTCAAGCTCTGCTGTTTGCCTAATTCTACGCTCTCTCTCTAATGCCGACCACTGGCCTTTTACCACATCAAGCACAATCCATTGGCCGTCACCGGTCTGCGCCATCTTGACGCCGGCAGTGTTGCACCCGCCGCCATCTGTCCCCGCCTTGTCCCAGTATCTAACGGTTTTACGCAATGCTGGAACGGTCTCGACAATTTTAAACATCGCGACCTTAAACATGCCGCCACCCTCTTGGATAGGCGACTGCTGATAAAGTGACAACCAGCGAGCGCGAGCCATTACAGACTTACGTTCCTGCAAAAACTCAGCGCTCTTATGCTCTGGGAATAGCGCCTCGCCTTCACCTTGCGCGCGCGGGTCATGCGGCATTAGTTTTGCTTCTTCGTCGGCCAAAGCTGGATACTTTAAAACCTTTACGCCTTTTTTATTTGCAATTAGCCGCCCTATTGGGTCATCAACATGCCAGCGGGTTAGGATTGCTAGGAGTCCAGCCTGCTCACTAAATCGGGTAAAGAAGTCATCGGTAAACCAATCCCAAACCTTTTCGCGAATAGTTATAGAGTTGGCAGCCTCGCGCCCCTTTAGCGGGTCATCAATAACACCAAGATCAAGCCCCTCACCTGTAATAGCGCCCATTACCGTAGTGTTTCTGAAATAGCCAAGCTGATCAACATACTCCAACAGCTCGCGACTTCTTGCGGCTTCTGTTGATGATGTTACTGCGATTTTTGTTTGCGGAAATATGCGCTTGTATATCGGCGAATCGTAAAGTCTTTGCAGCTTTAGGTTAGCCCTAACACCTAGCCGCTCGCTGAATGAGGTGTAGATTGTTCGATAGTCCGGATGCTTTCCAGCAAGCCACGATATGAATATCACTATTAGCTCAGATTTGCCATGCTGTGGGGGTGCTTCAATGACAAGCGCCGGCCTATTGCCAGCCACCAAATCATCGTAAAATTGCTGCAAGTGCTGTGCGGCGTCCTTCTGCCACCAACCCTTTTTTATCTTCGGGTTGATGCGGCAGAAGTATTCCCAAAAGTCGCGCCTTGCTATTTCATCCAGTATTAAATCAGGGCTACTCAGCAGGCTGGTTAAGTTTTGCGGCAATGCTTGCAAGGCTTTGTAAGTCCTCGGTTGACACTTGGGATAGATCTAATGCTTTTGGGCTCATTGAGCCGTCTGGGCTTGTGTGTTCAATTTCTTGCGTCTCTTTCCACTTCGCCCTTGTTTTCATCCAAAAAATCATTGCCGTGGTGTCGCCGCCCTTTGCCTTGTTAAAAAGGGAGCCGCCAATTGTGGCGTTTGCTTTTGCAAGAGCAAGATCAAGCTCATCGCGATAATGCAGCCTAAGAGTTTTTGCGTCTATGTCGAGCACGCGCGCTATGTCCTCCTGCGGGGTGCCGACCATTGCGTGCATCATCACCGTGTCGCGGGTTATTTTTGTTGGGACGTGACTCATAATTTTACCTATTTTTCTCGATCACCCAGCCTGCGAAGTCGCCAAATCTAAACACCTCAATTGCGCCGTAACCTTCAAGCGTAAATGGTCGCTGGCATCCTGAAAGTGACAGCTCTTTAGCTACAATCTCATCACTGCTTACGCCTGTTGATACTTTGCCAGCCAGTGCAAGTCTATACATAACGGTAGATACATACCCGCCAACAGGTTCGCACTTGTCAAACACTAAGATACACCCGCCTGTATTGCATCGCTCGATCAGCTTATTAATCAGTGCATCGCGCTTGTCTACGGATACAAACATCATTGTCAGAAACATAACGGCTACATCAAACTGCCTATAATCATGCGTCTCTGCCTTATCGTCTACCAGCTCGCCATAGCCTGAGTATATCTTTCTCATTTCCTCGCTAGGCTCAATAGCAATCATCTTTGCTTTACGTTTGTTCAGCAGTTCATCGCAAGCCCTGCTTATATTACCTGTTGACGCGCCTATGTCGTACATAACGCCGTTATCAGGTAGATAATGCCTAACGATATGAACCACAAGCCCAGTCGCTAAGTCGTACCAAGGCAGCTGTTCTCTAACGTGGTTATTAAATCCCTTTGCGATCTCGCTATTCTCAAAAGTCCACCCGCCTTCGTTTGGCATTTTCAGTGCCGCTTTGGACAATCAGCTTTTGGCGATAAAAGCCATCAACATCAAGGTTTAACAAAAGTTGCGTTTTTGTTATAACCTCTTTGAAATCTTCATTCAGTTCTGTGCTAGTTGACGTTAAAACCGCGTGAGTCAACTGCATCCGGCCATTTACCACGCCAAAATCCCAATTAGTCAGCGATTCGCGCGGATAGTGAACTATCTTTGCTCGCTGGTTAAGCTTGGCTTTTTCGGCCTTACTGATTTGAACGCCTTCGGGGATTTCTGGAGAATCAAACTCAGCAAGCAAAAAATGGTATTTAACCTCAAGGCAGTTGCCAGAGGTGATATTGATAGAGTCGGCGAGCGTCATCCAATCGCCATCTGAATCAGATTCCAAGTATTTAATTGATTCAGGCAGGTTGATCTCATGCGCTGCGCGAGTGTAAGCGCCCATCAATTCAATTTTTGTTTGGCTGCATGATGAATCGAATTCTGCGCGCCCAAGATATGCCTCGTAACGCGCAATCTGGGCAGCGCTCGTTTTGTCTATCATGCTTGGGTGAGGTAGGTAAGTCATTCCACCGCGCTTAATAGCAGCCGCGCCCTCAATGGCTGTGCGCACAAGCTGCACAGACGGCAGGTCTTGATTATAAATCGCGCTATTAGGAATAAATGCCATTTGTAACCCCGTTAGTTTTCGCGATTTTAGAACACCGCAAAACTTTACGCAACTTTACAGTTATTTACTCAATCCGGCCTTTACAAAATACTTATCATATGAGTCGAGTTCGCGCATTTCTTTGAGCGTGAGCTTGCGCCCCATCTCATCGGTGAATTTCTCAATGGGCAACCCGCCCTCTCTAAACAGTTTGGCGCGTGTTTTGCCTAGGCTAGACTCTAGCCACCAGTCGGGCTGCATCTCAAAAAACCGCTGAGGCGATACGTTTGCGGGGATTTGCTTTGGATCAAACATATCCGCGTCTTTCTTGCCCTTGTATCGTAATTTTGATGGGGTTTCGGGCGTTTCTTTGCCTTCTGCGCGCAAGTCGGCGCGCTTGTCTCTTGTCGCGTCCAGCTTTGCTTTGCGTGCGTCATACTCTTGCGCCGCGTCCTTCCCTTTTTGTCCGCCCACACTTGCGCGGGTGCCTGCAAATGGGTTTACGCCATAGATTTTTATTAGCCACAGACTGCGGCAGCCATGATGCCCAGGTATTCGCGGGGCATTTGGGTCGTTTAGCTGATAAACCTTGCCGCCCATTGCTTCTTGCCCGTGGTGCAAACAGTATGGAGTCGTTCGGTTGTCAAAAACATTGCTGAAAATTTTGCCTTCTACTTCATCGCCGTATGTTTCATGCGCGGCTGCTCTCGCTGCGTTTGCGTAGTGACTCATGCCAGTGCGCGTTAAGTTCTCAGCCCAACGGCGGGTTTTATCGCTCACTATGCCATCGGTGTAACCAGCTTTTTTAGTGCCAACCAGTTTTTTTACCAGAGCTTCGCGCGGCATGGCGTTATCTCTCGCGGTGCGGATCTCAGCATCTACTACTCTAATAACTGCATCGCGGTGGCCGTTTACATATTCTGGCCACAACCCAAAATCTGTGCGCGAGCCAGAATGCAGCACCAGCGGTGTGTTATTTATTTTCTTTTCGAGCTTGTCCCTATCAATCGCCGCAACTGATACCGCCGCCAGTTCTGCAATCGTTTTAGACTGATATTCGGCCTCGTAAGCCGCAAAGTCGTTAAGCTCCTGCGTTATCGCCGCCCAAGTTGTACCCATAGACTCAACGATAAGCGCCTTGATTTCTGCCCTGAGTGCGTTTAGCTCTTTGGCGCTCATGTCGCCGCTGTAGCCATCCAGCAGGCGCAATAGCGCGGCTGATAGTTCGGCGTAGGCAGGGTTCACGGTATCAGCAACAATTGACGCGGCCAAACGATTTACCGCGAATTCATGGCGCAAGGCTATTTCAAATTGGCTATCCATTAAAACATCCTCAGTTTTGCACCTGTGCTATAC